ATGACCCTAATTGAAGTCAGAGACAGCAGCGGCCTTGTGGGCCGGTGCGACGCCAGGTGTTATGGTGGCAACCCCGCGGGTGTGGATCGCTGTGACTGCGTGTGCGAGGGGTTGAATCATGGCATCGGTCTGGATGCCGCGCTGAACAACGTCTCCCGGATCGTCCAGGAGTGGAGAGAGCTTGCGGGGGGGGGGGTATTTAGTGATCGGGGCAATGGCTCAGGGCAAGCTGTTTGAGATATGACTGATTCAAATTACTTTTTCTGCAAGAAGATGGAGAGGCAGACAGCCAAGGCGCTCTGCGTGTTCTGGCAAAAACAGGCGCAGGCCACGGAAAAACTGTCAAAGCACCAAGAGAAGTGCGCGGATTGTGAGCAGGGGCGGAAGATAGCTGAAAGCTCAAAGCTGAAGGCTGAAAGCAAAGAGACATGAAGAGAGAAGATCTCGGCATAGACCCGAAAACCGGGAAGCACACACAGGTGCTGACCCGCGCCGAGTCTGCGTTTTTGGGGATCATGTGGGTTGATCATGTGGGCGAGGACTATGCGATTTCTGCCGAGGATCTCGCGCACCGATATGCCGGGGTCTTAAGGCAGCCCTGGAACCCAATCACAGAGATCCTCGATGATTACCTGGCCAAATGGAAGCGGCACGTGAGGCGGCTGCAAAACCATCTTCTCATAGAGCACAACGTGCCGGTTTACTCGCGGTCCGGTCATTACGGCGGGTACTGGATCGGCACCGAAGCGGAGGGCCAGAAGTTTTATGACAGTTTCAGGCAGCGCGGGCTCACCGGGCTCACCAAGGCGGCCAGGGGCAAGCAGGCCGTGCTCGTGGAGATGGTGCAGCAACTCTCTTTTGAGTTCGATGATCTTGAGGATCGCACCGGTCAGGAGATGATCACCATCGATGGCAGGCCCACGCCCATTGCGGTTGTGGATGCCATGATTGAAAAAATGATGCGAGAGCCGGAACGTTTCCGCGACGACCTGCTCAAGATAGGCCAGAAGCACGGCTCGGTCCTGCTGCCGAAAGCCAGGGCGCGAGAGATCGAGGCCAAGGCGAGAGAGCTGACAGAGCTGGTGAGGGGATTGGTGTAGGAGGGCAAAAATGTATCACGCAGGGAACGGGCTGTTTTTTAAGCGGTTAGAAGACGGATCGGTTAAAATTGTAAAGGCCGAGGCTCCGGTTGAAGGATCTCCGGTTATCATGACGGAAATCATATCTCCTGCCACCTGGGCCTCAATCGTTGCATCGGTTTGCGCTAAAGGGGAGAATGGCGACACATTCAGGCAGGCCGAGGGTTTCCACGGATTCAGCCAGCCCGAGCCACCGCCACCGCCACCGCCACCGCCACCGCCACCGAAACGCATGATTAAAGAAGGAGTGAAAATTATATCCCCTCCTCCAAAAGGCGGAAAATCTGAAAATACAAATGAAGGAGGAAGAGTAATGAAATTTTGGGTTTTAGCCATAGCCGCTGCAATCTTTTTGATTGCATCGACCTGGTCGGGCGTCCTGGCCTGGCAGGCTGGCAGCCAGACAGAGGGCTTTGATGTTTTCTTTTATGGGCCGGTTGCTGTTGTGTGTTTCCTGATTGCGCTGGGCTGTGGCATTTGGGCGTGGATCTGCCGGTGATCAATTATCAATCATCAATCATCAATCATCAATAGACAATCGATATGAGCCAACACGAAATACAGGAAGGATCCGAGCCTGTTTACACAAGAAAGATCGCAAAGCCAGACAGCTCAAAGCTGAAAGCTGAAAGCTCAAAGCCAAGATGGCGGCAACTTGGATATCCGTCGCTGAGGGCCTGGATGATTGTACGATGGGCCAAGGGGCGGAGGCATCGCAGGAAAGAATGGTTTTTTGCCTGCTCCAAATTGAAAGCCTGACAGGATTTTATGGATAAGCCCCTGGCCATAGGGCTGATCATTGAAAAGCACGAGGAGGCCACCCGGCACCATAAGCCGTTCGGGTCGCCGCATGAGGGGTTTGCGGTGATGAGGGAAAAGATGGACAAGCTGTGGGAGATCGTGAAGAAAAAGCCGCACCCCCGCAAAGACGAACTCTTACAGCGAGAGGCCGTGAAGGTAGCGGCGATGGCGCTGAAGTTTTTGGTGGATGTGGTTTGAGGATTGATGATTGGCGATTGATGATTGTCGATTGAAAGAATGAAAGAGGGGATATATCAAGGCGGGACGGTGCCAGTCCCCGGATGCTCGGACACTCAGCCATTATCGCCTTATCCGATCGGCCTGGGGCCAAAGGCTTTGCGGGCCGACCGGCCATAGAAAAGGGGAAATCATGACAACAAAGGCATGTGGATGGCCCATGTTTCAGTCACCGGCCAAGCAGGTGGAGGCCACCCAGGAAAACCTAATTGATGCGTTTTTCACGGCTGCCGTGCGGGGCGTGCTGAAGCGGTTCAACATCAAAGAGATCGATGTCAAGATTAATTACGAGACCCGGACCGTCAATGTGACTGCGGACATATCACGAGAAAAAGAGATGGAGGTCGCCCAGGCGCTTGAAGAGGCCGTGGGGAGGAGTACTGATTGATGATTGATGATTGTCGATTGGGGGGAGAAAGTTGAATCCCGAATACATCATACTGCATCACAGCTTAACCGCAGACGGCAAGACCGTGTCCTGGGGTGCGATCAGGCGCTATCATAAATCCTGGGCCTATAATGGAACGATCATTGCCGAGCACGAAGCAAAAGATTTGATCGTTCAGGGCCATAAAGTAAAAAGGCCGTGGAGGGATGTCGGCTACCACTTCGGCATTGAGCGGGTCGGCAAGAGCTACGAGATCCTGCTCGGCAGGATGATGAACGATTGCGGAGCGCACTGCAAGCCGGGGGCCATGAACAGCCAATCGTTGGGGATCTGTTTCGTGGGCAACTTCGACAAGATGCCTCCGTCCAAGAAGCAGTGGGATCTGGGATTGAATCTGGTCAGAACCCTGGTGGAGGTTTTTAACCTCCCAACAAGCAACGTGTTCGGCCACAGGGATTTTGCGGGGTACAAGTCGTGTCCCGGAGAGCGTTTCGACATAGAGCTATTCAGAAGGCAGTTGTAACAGCAACGCGGGCTTGGCTCTATCTGCAACATAAGACGAACCCGCTGCATTTGTATTGCAGGCTACCTTACAAATGGTTTCTGCGGAGCCGGATTATGAGGCTCTATGACTGCATCTGGCATATGATTTTTTGAAGTCACAGGAGGCTAATTATGTTCGGCATTGACGACATAGCCCTGATCCTGGGGGCGGCAAAGTATGTACCAAAGGCCTGGGGCATTATATCCTGCCTGTTCGGCAAAGAACCGCCTGAGACGGTGGTCGAGGCAGGCAAGCTGATCGAGGGCGTGCAGGCCGAGATCCAGAGCGGCCGGATCTCCCCGGAGCAGCAGGTCGAGCTGAAGCGGTTGCTCCTTGAAAACGAGCAAGTCAAGGCACGGTATGAATTTGAGAGAGAAAAGCTGGTCTACGAAGATCAGGCAGGCGGCCGCGAGGTTGTGAAGACGGCATTGACCTCGGAAGATCCTTTTGTCCGCAGGACCCGGCCCAAGATCCTGAGACGGCTTTTCAGTTTCGTGTGCTTTTACTCGGCTTTTGCGCCGGTGATCTATATCGACGCCTGCTATCTGAATCTGGATGCCGCTCAACTCGGCGTGCTGAAAAGCCTGCTGGTCTGGATCGGCACGGGATTGTGGTCGGCATTTCTCACGGGCTTTACCGGCTACACGGTTGTCCGGTCCAAGTATGACAAGCGCGGCCTGCCGAGCGATCTGCCGAGCATCGCAAAATCAATAACAGGACTGATAGGGAGAGGTAGGTAAATGGCAAAAGAAATCAAGATCCGATGCAAAGGATCAAAGAATATGCCTCTGTCGGAGCTAAAGACATTTCAGGGCAATCTCAAGACATTGCCCGCGCAGAACCTGAAAAAGCTCAAGAAATCATTTCTGAAGCACGGCTTTTGTGTGCCGATCTTCATTTGGGGCAATGAGATCCTGGACGGGCACCAGCGCCTCTTTACCCTGCAAGACATGGCCGCAAAGGGCTTTGAGGTCCCGTCGCTTCCCGTGGCCGAGATTCAGGCGGAAAGCCGACAGGAGGCAGCCGAGATTTTGCTCAAGATCAATAGCCGCTACGGCAGGATTTCCGGCGAGGGCTTATACGATTTTCTAAGCGAGATGCAGCTTGCCGGCGACGTGTTCGACGATATCGAGATCCCGGAAATAGATCTCGGGGATCTCCGCTCTGACTATCCCGACCTGTTTGGGGAGGAGAAAGAGGAAAAGGAAGGCATTGCCCGCGATATCCCGGTGTCGCCCGAAATCGCTGCGATCCCCTTAATGGACTGGATCAAGTCCTTCAATCGCGTTTTGGTCAATTTCTCCGGCGGTAAGGATTCTATGGCCACCGTGGCCGTCCTGCTCGACTATGGTGTGCCCAGGGAAAAAATGACACTTGTTTTTTGTCGCACCCCGCTTGATTACCCGGACCTGGAGGGCTTTGTGCGCGATTTTGCCGCCAAAGAAGCGTTGGCCCTCGAGGTTATCGGCAAACAAATGACCGAAGAGGAAAAAGCCGCGATGTTTCGTAAAAACGGCTGGCCCTTGCAAAACAGGAACTGGTGCACAATTACCTGGAAGATCCATCCGACAAACGCCTTTTTCTGCGACAATGGATATACGGGCAGGCAAGATCTTGTAGTCTGCGAAGGATGGCGAAAAGAGGAAAGTGAGCGAAGAGCCCAGGCAAAGGATCGCGCTATGCACGCGGGGCACAAGATTTTCATTGCCCGGCCCATATTGGATTTGGCAAAAGGCCAGGTTTTGGCCTTGGTCGAAAAGCATGCCTGGCAATTACATTACTCGTACAGATATCGTGATCGCTTGGGATGTATATTTTGTTTTGCCACGACACGTGAGGAGTGGAACGATCTGAGAGAGCATGACCCTGCCGTTTTTTTGCGAGCCCTGGGCTACATGGCCGAGGGCGCGTGCTCTCACGGTATCTCGGACGAAGAGGTCAGAAACAGGCTCAGAAAAATTATGGGGCTTGGGACCGTGCACCAGGCACGGTCCCGAAAAGATTAGGCGATGGGATCGAGTAAAAATAATCGATTGGTTTTTGTGCGGCAGGAACTCTCATACAGATTTTTGTCGATGATACACAGGTGGATCACTGTGTCCCTATCGTATTTTGCTTTGAGGTATCGTTGCAAGGATCGTGCCTGGCCGCGGCTTGGGCATGTCCACAATCCGCCTGGCCCGCCTGGGCCGGGGATCGGCTTGGACTCTGCGGGGAAATTCCAGCGCCGCATGCGATATTGGATTACCGTGCTGTGCGCCAGGCCCGTCGACGTGCCCCTGATCGTGAGCACTTTATATCGTACACGTTGTGTGAGATCCAAAAAATCACCTCCTTTCAAAAAAGAAAAGCCCCGGCTCTCACCGGGGCTCGGGGGGTTAGGCGTCAGTATCCCACTGAAACACGTTGACGACTACCAGCCTGCTTGTATTCATAAACTTGAGCGACACGTCCAGCCCGATGTAGGGATCGGCATCCTCGTAATACACGTAGGGCGTACCGTCGATGTCCGCGAGCTTAACCAACTCGCGCAGGGCCTCGCCCGGAATATCTCCCTCGTAGTTCTCCAGGCTGCTGCATTCCAGATCGTCGATGTTGAGCATTTCAAACCCGCGCTCGGACATGTTGGCCGCGAATTCGACCTCCAGGAAATCCAAGACCATCGATTTAGCCTGTCTCTCCCTGCCGTATTGGAGCATCAGCTCCAAGCCGTCCAGGGAACGGTAGGTCTGATAAGAGTCGTAATCGGCCTCGGCGTCGTTTTCCGGCTCGGCGTCGTTTTTCGGCTCAGATTGTCGTCGGTGGTTCGCATTATATGCGTCGATCCGAGCCTGGAACGTTTCGGCGGACTCGCGGGTTTTTTTGTCCGCTTCCGCCTGCCGCTCGGATGCTATCACATCGATCTCCGCGAGGATTTCGGCCAGATCAGACACGGTTCGGATCATGGAGTCCAAAGGGTATCGCATATTGGGGCACCAGACTCCGGCGCCTGGCCAGCACAGGTACCACTCCTCGCGCAAAACATTCCCGCCAGCGGGGCCGCAATCAGCGCTGGCGTAGATGGATTTGTCCAGCAACGCGGGCACCCCGAGCTCGAGCGTGATAGTGCCGTCAGCCCCGATTTTGGTCAGCGGGTGCGAGAGTATCGCCTCGCCGCCTCGTTCTGTTCTCAGATCGCTGTCGGGGAGGATTGCGATCTGGTTGACTTTTGCGTTTTCCCCGGCCAAAATTTGTCTTCTTTGTTGTTCTGTGCTGATTTGGTAGTTGATTTCCATGATTTTTCTCCTTTCGTTTTTTGGTTTTTTGTGCGATGTTTCTCCCGAGCCTCCGGAGCCGGTGTTTGCGCACCGGCGGGCGTTCTCCTGCCCGCAACCGGGGGCTCACTTCGTTGTTTCGGATTTTTTCTCACCTCCCTCGACCAACAAATTTTTCAACCAGGCATTAAGTTTCGTTCCGTCATCAACCCCCTCGTGGAGCGTGGCCCAGAACCCCACGGCCCAAAGCTCCAGGCATGCGCTCTCAAACAGCGTGAGAGCCTGGATGCGCTCCAGAAACGGGGTTTTTTCGATCTCCCATTTTTCGTCCAGGCCGTCCAGGGCGATGCCGTCCGCGCATTGCAGCCCCAGGTGCTGGCCCAGAAGCCTTGGCAGCAGCGCGGTCCCGTTAAAAACATCGATCATGAGCGACAGCTCCCCGCACGAGAACCGGCCTCGCAGAGAGCAGATCGTCATCCGGTACAACACCGGGAACGAGTCCAGGACGTGCTCCACGCCCGCGTTGAGATTGCGGAAGATAGAGGGGTAAAACTCCGCGGCGCTGTCCGCGATTCGCGGGCTTACTGTTTTCGACATATAACCACCTCCTTTTTTGTAATGATTTTAATATGTTATATCTTTAAAAATATTGTAGCGAAAAACATAGCAAATGTCAAGCAAAAAATCAAATAAACAGCAAGACAATATATAAAGGAATTGCAAAAATCATGCCAAAATGGCACATTGGAGGGCATAAATGAGTGCTGAATTGTTCCGGGTTTTCCTGATGGTTTTTAACGTGGTCCTGGGCATCGCGTCCGGTGTGATTGTATTTTATTTATACAACCTCCGAAACGATTTTCGCGTGCAGGCCGAGCGATCCGCGAGCCTCAAGGACGACCTGGGCGCCCTTGAAAAGACCCTGCCGCGGGAGTTTGTACTGCGCGAGGATTATGTGCGCACGATGGCGGCGTTTCAGCACAAGCTGGACAAGACGCTCGAAATCGTCGGCAAAATAGACATAGGGGAGAGAAATAGATGAGCAAAAAATTTCAAGCAGTGATGAACCGCGAGGCCCGCGGATATATCCTGAGGGTGTTAAAAATTAACTATCCGCACGGCGTGCGTCTCCACACGATCGACATCTGCCTGATAGATGCGGGCATACTGGTGTCGCCGGGAGAGCTTTCCGGTTTTGTCGATTATCTGGCCGAGCGCGGCTACATAACACGAACGACAAAAGGTGTGATGGAATCCGGCATGGAAGAAACTTTGACCCTCGCGGCCAAGGGCGTGGACCTGCTCGAAGGCACAATTGAAGATCCGGGGGTCAATGCCTCGTGAGCCAGTATTCCTTTGATGTGGTTGATGATTGCCAGGCCGCGTATGTGTTTGAGGGTCGGACGTTTGAAGAGGTGTCCGCGCAAACGGGCGTGTCCGTTTCGCAGCTCAAAAATTGGGCAAAAGAATATAGCTGGAAAAAAATGAAGGATTTTTTTCAGCAGGCGCGTTCGCAGAAACGCATACGGATACTAAAACTTTCGGTTGATGCACTCCAGGCCGCGGGCGATGCGGCGTCCCCGCAGGAAAAGGCCCAGCTAATACATGCGTGGAAAGGCATTGAGGACGTGCTCGCGCGGATCACCGCAAAAAAGGAGACGCAGGTCGTCAATGTGGACGAGCCCACCATGTTTTTGAAAAATCTGGAATTTATTGCCGGAACCCTGAAAACCATAGATCCTCAGGGATTAAAGATCCTGGCAAGAAATTTTGATGCGCTCACGAAGGCATTTAAGAGGCAATATGCGCAAGCGACCTAAAATTACAGAGTATCGTTTTGATCAGTGGGCTGAGGATCTCAGAGACTGGATTCGCAAAAGCGTTTCTCCGTTTGAGGACGACACGCCCGAAAAGCAGGCCGAGCGCAAAGAGCGCGGGCGCTGGGACAAGTTGTACTTCATGAAGACCTACCTGCCGCATTATTTTTTCAAGCCCTTCGGTGAGCTTCATGAGGAATGGTCGGAGCTTGCGGATATCCGGGACGAGATCGTTCCTATTGCGGCCCCCAGGGAGCATGCAAAGAGCACGTTTTTCTCTCTTGGCGTGCCCGTGCATGATGCCTGTTACGAATTGCGACATTTCATCATGATCATTTCGGATTCAAACGATCAGGCCACGGGATTTACCCTGCCGATCCGCCTTGAGCTTGAGGAAAACCCGCGAATCATTCACGACTTCGGCGAATTCCGGGGCCGCAAGTGGAAGGAGAACGACTTTGTCACGGCAAGCGGCGTGCGCGTGCTGGCCAGGGGCCGTGGCGAAAAAGTCCGCGGCCTGAAGAACAGGCAATACAGGCCGGACCGGGTGATCGTGGACGACCTGGAGAACGACAAGAACGTCAAAAATCCGAAGCTGGTCAAGGAGGCCCTGGACTGGCTGCTTCAGGCCGTGCTGGGCTCGCTGGCAGACGGTTTTTGCTTCACTATGGTGGGCAACAAATTTGCGCCCCGGTCCGTGCTGGACCAGTTGCTTTCCGCAAAAGACGAAGACGGCAATCCCCTTTATCCGGGTAAGGAATACGATGCCATCCGTGAAGACGGCACACCACTTTGGCCCGCGCTCTGGCCCCTTGAGCGCCTGGAAAAGCGCAGGCGTCAAATGGGCACGGTGCGGTTCAACAAGGAAATGCGCAACCGCGTGGGCGCGGAAGACAGCCCCATCAAGGAATCGTGGATCATTTACGTGCCGCTTGTGGACATTCTTGTGCGGAAAGAATGGCAGATCAGGGCCTTTTTGGACCCGTCCGGAAAGAGCGGCCAGGCGAATGACTACAAGGCAATCGTGGCCGTGGGGCTTGATCCGGAGACGCAGTTAATGGACGTGCTGCACGCATGGATCAGGCATGCCACAGTCAATGAGATGTGGACCGCGGCCTGGCAGATCGACGAAGAGTACGGCTGCGGCCTGGGTGTTGAGATCAATATGTTTGAAGATTTTTTGATCGACTCGTACCAGAACCATGCGCAGAGAGTGGGCCGGTTCATCAACCTTACGAAAGTGAAGCATGCCACGGACAAGGAGGCCCGAATCGTCAACCGGATCTCGCCCTTAGTGGAATTCAGCCGCCTCCGATTCGTAAAGGGCCACTCCGACCAGGATCTACTCGTTGAGCAGTTGATCTACATCCTGGATAGCAACGTCAATGACGACGGCCCGGACGCCTTAGAGGGGGCGGTGAGCCTGTTGCAGGTGAGCAGGGCCGCATGCGCGGGCACAGACCCGAAGCCGAGGGAGACGATGAGCGGAGGGCGAAGGGGCCTGATTGCCAGGGCAGGCGGGATAATGGGGAGGTTTCGCCGCAGAGCGGCGTAGGGATTGTTGATTGTCGATTGATGATTGACGATACGGACACGGATCACGGACACGGACGCGCAAATGTATAATTGAAGGGATGACATGATCAGAAATATACGAGAAAAAATCGGGCGTTTTATTGCGCCGGGGCTGAGGTCGGAGGCCGAGATTCGGGAGATCGTGAAAGAAGAGGTCAAGGCTGCCCGCATGGCCCTGCCGGTCACCGCAAACTACGACCCGAACAATGAGGGGTACCGGAGGCTGACGTCCGGCCCGCAGCGCCGGGATCTGTCCGGGGTCAACCAGGACCGGATGTTTGAGATCGCATACTTCATGTTCGACAACTCGGCCATGACAAGAGGCATGGCATTGTTAGACAAGGGCTTTCTCTTTGCGGAGCCGATCACCGTGGCTGCCGGCGACGATGACGTGCAGGAGATCCTCGACCGTTTCTGGGCGGACCCGGAAAACAACATGGATCTCGATTTTCCCGATCAGATCATGTGGCTGGGCCTGTTAGGCGAGCAATGCTGGCCCGTGGACGTAAATCCACACAACGGCCACGTGCGCCTGAGATACGAAGACCCCTCGCAGATCAAGCAGGTTTATGTGAACCGGCAAAACGTAAAGCAGGCCGTGCAGGTGAAGATGCAGGGCAGGGCCGGCCGCATGGGCAAGAAGTATGCCGTGATCCGGCAAGATAACAATCCCATGTCAAAGGCGCATGGCCTCCTGGTGGGGGATTGCTTCTTCTTCTCGATCAACCATCCCCCAAATTCGCCCAGGGGTAGATCTGATTTTCTCACGCTGTTCGACTGGATAGACGGCCTGGAGCGTTACGGATTCAACTATCTGGAGCGGGCCGAGTTCATGCTCAACTTTGTCTGGGACGTACTTTTAAAGGGCATGAACGAAGACCAGATCCGGGAGTGGCTGCAGAACAATCCGGTCCCCGAGGCGGGCTCTGTGCGGGCACACAACGAGAATGTGGAATGGAACGCCGTGGTCCCGGAGATCAAGGCCCCCGACGCCTCAAAAGGCTTTCAAATGGGCAAGTCCTTTATCATGGGCGCTGCGCGTCGCCCGGAGTCCTGGTTCGGCGGTGGGGGCAAGGCATACCAGACCGAGGCCGACCAGTTCGGCCAGGTGCCTATCAAAGACCTGGACCAGCGCCAGTTGCTTGCAAAACATATACTCGACCGGGTTTTGCAGTTCCAGGTGGACCAGGCAGTGATTGCGGGCAGGCTGTCAGAGGAAAAGGCTGCAACCGGCTTCACCGTGAATATGCCGGAGATCTCAAAGAAGGACCTGGCAAAATTAGTCAACGGCGTGCCCCCGCTTGCAACGGCCCTGTCCGTGGCAGAACAAAACAAGTGGATCACGCGGGACGAGGCGACCAGGATCTTTGCCATGATCTGCGGCCATCTCGGCGTGGAGGTTGACGCGCAGGCAATGATCGATGCGGTAGAACAAGGGACCAAAGAGGGCGGCGACAAGGTGACGGAAGACTATCTGGACTGATGATTGATGATTGATGATTGTCGATTGATGACCAGTGACCAGTGACCAATGACTAAAAAAGAGCGGGCATTTCAGAGAAAGATCAAGGCGCTGATCGCAGAGGCGGACAACCTTAATGATGCGGCTGTCAAGCGGGTTGTAAAACTGCTGGCCAATGCACGCAAGGAAGTGGCTGCTGTGGTGGCATCCACTGAATGGGAAATATACCGGCTGCCGGAACTTAAAGGGGCCATTGAAAGAGCGCTTCACGCGTTCGGCGATCAATACGGCATTGAGCTGAGGGAGATACAGCGCGGCTTCTGGGAACACGGAATCGACATGGTGGACCTGCCGATCAAGACGGTCGGGATCGCACAGGCAATCCCGCAGATCGATCATACAGTGCTGGCCATTATGCAGGATTTTTCAGCGGACCTGGTGGGCGGCCTGAGTAAAAGCGCGGTGAGCAAGGTCAACACCGAGCTGACCCTGGGGCTGATGGGACAGAAGTCGCCCTACGAAGTCATGGGGGCGATCGGCCGGAACTTGAAAGACAAGTCGATCTTCAAGTCGATTGCAGACCGGGCCGAGGCGATCACCCGCACCGAGGCGGGCCGGGTGCTTTCAGCCGCAAGCCATGCGAGGAAAAAAAAGGCCGCGCTGGTCGTGCCGGGACTGATGAAAGAGTGGAGACATTCTCATATCAGCCAGGTGCCGAGGCTTGCCCATCTGGCAGTCGAAGGCCAGGTCAGAAAAGTCGACGAGCCGTTCATTGTGGGCGGCGAAAAGCTCATGTATCCGCGAGATCCTGCGGGGTCCGCAAAGAACACGGTGCGGTGTGAATGATACAGCATACCTTATCATCCCAGTTGGGATGAAACAGCGGAACGCCTGGCGGCATAAAGCTAAGAGCTGAAAGCTCAAAGCTCAAAGAATAAAAGAAAAAACATTTTACCTTCAGCCTTCAGCCTTCAACTTTGAGCTGAGAGCGAAGCGACCAAAAGGAGGGCATCATGGGAGAGAAAGAAACAAATCAGGCCGGGGAAAAGATGTTGGCTATGGCTTGCGAGGCTTACGGCATCGGCAAAAAACACGTTTTTACGAGCAATTATTACCCGGAAAGCGGCGAGGCCGTGATCGTGACGCATGGCGGGGCAAAGGTGCGTTACAAGAGGGGTGATGAAAAGGAAGAGGGCTTTGTTCCTCTCACGGAGATACAGGTGGACGGCAAGATCCGCAAGAAGATGAAGCCGATAACAGGAGCGAAGAAGAAAAAAATAGCTCAAAGCTGAAGGCTCAAAGCTCAAAGCTGAGAGGGGGAGAAGATGCCATACACAGTGAAAAAACCGCCGGACTGGATGAAGAACCTGCCCAAGGGCGCGATCAAGATCGGGGTGAAGGTTTTTAATGCAGCCCTGGCAAAAGATGACGACGAGGACAAGGCCCGGCAGGCAGCCTGGGGCGCGATTAAACAGAAATATGAAAGAGACGATGACGATAAGTGGCGGGCAAAGCAGGACACGGACGTGAGCCTGGACGATATCCGGAACATGCTCTACGACGCCCTTCAGGACAGGGAGGGAAAAGACGCCTGGGTCCGCGAGGTTTACGGGGCATATCTCATCTACTCAAATGACGGCAAATATTACAAGGTCGCGTACTCTATCCTGGACGGCGAGGTTCAGCTTGGCAGCGAGTCCACGGAGGTCGAGCATAGCTGGGTGGAGGCAAGAAGCCGGCAGTCGGAAATGGATGACGGCATCGAGATCCTGTTAAGGCTCGGCCAGGCCAAAGACCCGCTCGGCATGGCCTGGGACGTGACCATCTGCGAGCCCGGCTTTACAAAAAATGGCTGGTACATCCCGGATGATGCGCTGCGCGACGCAGAGGCCGAGGGACTGTTCGAAGGCGTGGACGTCAACCTTTACCAGCTTCCACAGGGAGCGACGCACGTGCCGGATGCCCTGTTCGACATAAAGAGCCTGCTGGTCAAAAATAAGGTAGCCTGGATCGACAACGTAAAGCACGCGGCCGGTCGGGGATTGAATGGGGTTCTTCACTTCCTGGATTCAGCAAAATGGTTAGGGAAAAACCTGCTGGAAGCCATGAAGGAGGGCGAAAAAGTTTACGGCCTGAGCTATGACGCGCCCGTGCGGGCCAAGAAAGAAGTCGTTGAGGACAGGCCGGTTTTCAAGCTGCTGAAGTTCCTGGCGGCAGACAGCGTGGACATTGTAACCCGTCCTGCAGCGGGCGGAAAATTCAACCGGGCCGTAGCGGCCCAGAAGGAGGCAGTTATGGACAAGCAGCAACTTTGGGACATGATCTCAAAAGCGCGGCCCGATCTGCTCAAAGGGAAAGAGTTTGACTCTGTTTCCGATGAGGAAGTGACCGAGCTCGCGCGCATGGCAATGGAGCCCGCGGCCGATGGCGGCGGCGGGGATGGCAACACCCCTGGCGACGGCGGAGGCGGCGAGCCGCAGGCTGTCACCCAGGACGACCTGGCAAAACTGCGCTGCGAGATGGACCTGAAAGAGAAGCTGGCGTCCAGTGATCTGCCGGGCCTGGCCAGAAAGCGCATCCAGAAGATATTTGAGGGCCGGGTATTCGAGCCCGACGAGCTGGGCACGGCTATCAATGACGAAAAAGACTATCTGGCCAAGATGGCCGAACCCGCGGGCGGCAACGATCCAATACCCGCATCCGAGATCAATGTCGGCATCGGCACCATCGAGCGCGCACAGATGGCAGCGGACCGGATGTTCGGCCTGTCAAAAGAAGACGTGGTGGCCCTGGCGCGCATGGAGACCCTGGATCATGACCCGTTTTTCCTGGAGCGACTCGGTTCCGCGGGTTTTCAGACCCGGAGCGTGCAGGACGTACAGGATTACGATGATGTGCCTGCGTTCAGGGGCCTGCGAGAGATGTACACGTTCTTCACGGGCGACCCTCGAGTGACCGGCTTTTTCAATCGCAAAAAACTGCCGGCGGATCTCCGGGCAAGGATGGACATTACCAGCGCCACGTTTACCTACGTGCTGGGCAACACGCTCGGCAGGCGGCTGGTCAAGATCTACAAGGAGACCGATTACCTTGAAGGGCTTCTTGTGAGCGTGAAAAAATCCGCGAAGGATTTCAGGACACAGGAGGCCGTGCTCGTGGGCGGGTTCCCGGACCTGGCGGACGTGGACCCCGAGGCTGCGGATTATGAAGAGATCGCCGCCGTAACCGACGAGGAATCGACCTACTCGGTCGGCACCAAAGGGAACCTCCTGACGATCACCAGAAAGACCATCGTCAACGACGACATCTCGATCATCCAGAGGCTGATCAACGGACTCGCCAGGTCGGCGCGGCGGACACACGGACAGTATGTGTGGAACATGTATATCAACAACAGCAACTGCACGGACGGGACTGCGGTATTCACCTCGGGCCACGGGAACTTAGGCTCCACGGCCCTTTCCCATGCGACTGCACTCGTCGGCTGGAAGGCCCTGGCAAACATGACGGAGAAAGACTCGGGCAAGTATCTGGGGCTGCTGGATGGGCAGGATGTGGTTGTTAACGTGACCGGCCCGACAGCCCTGAAGGACCTGATCGGAAGGGTTGAAAAAGAGGAGTTCTATTACTCTTCAAACGACCTCACGACTAAGCTCCCGAATCCGCTTTTTGGCCAGGTGAAAGGCCACACGCTGAGCCTGCTGAACGCGGATGCAAACGACTGGTACATGACGCTCCCGCCGGAAATCGCCGAGCTGATCGAGATGGCATATCTCAACGGCCGCGAAGAGCCGGAGATGTTCGTGGCCGATTCCCCGCAGAGCGAGCAGGTATTCGTGGCGGACAAAGTCCGGCACAAGATCCGGCATGAGTACGCCGGGACCCCGATCGACTACCGGGGCGGGTACAAGGGAGCGGTGGCATAGGATTGTCGATTGATGATTGATGATTGAAAAAAATTAAAAAATCCGAAAAGGAGGATTTGATCATGAAACATTGTTTCAGAAAGATGGCGGTGGTTGCCCTGATGCTGGTACTGGCGATCATGTTCGCCGTGCCCCAGGCAATGGCGGCCGAATACTGGAAGCAAAAGTATGCGCGGTTTTCCGGCGTCGCAGGCGAGACGCTTGCAACCGGAGACGTTGTTTCCATCCAGGCCTCGACCGGCAACGTCTTCAAGGCTGACGCGAACGATTCCGACAAGCGGCCCGCTGTCGGGATCATAGGCAAGGGCGGCGCAATCACGACTACTGTAGAAATCGTGGTTACGGGTGTTCTGGCTGGGCAGCCGGCAGTGTCTCCGGGTGCGAAGCTGCACCTGTCTGAGACGCCGGCCGCAATTACTGCTACTGCGCCGACAAACGAGCAGATATTGGGATGGGGCATGCCGAACTCAGGATCGGCCTCGACCACGAGTTATTTTATCAACGTGATTCCACCTGTAAGCGATGGGGCGGGGTATTAGTATAATCGTGAATCGTCTCGCGGTTGCGCAGCTCATCTTGCTCGCAGCCATACCCGGTTTGATGTTTTGCATCATCCCAATTGACGGGATGCCGTTTCGGTTTTCCTGGGAGCTGGTGTCGATCTGGCTGGCCGGGGTGGCGTTTGCGACATGGCTGTTGAGTTGGTGGTGGAGGGCCTTTTTCTTGTTGGCATTAGCCCAGGTAATTGCACACGGCGCGGTGATAACGGCGTACATGTCTCTTGTGCTGATAGGTATTTTTCTGGCCGCGGCCCAGGGGTTCAGTGGGTTGGGGGCCAAGGGTGTCTTGAATGCAATCTGTGTGGCCGGCCTATTGCTCTCCTTGTGGGTCTTATTGCAGGCGGCTGATATTTTGCCGAGATTTTCTTTGGGCGAATCCGGCGCGGGGCCCTTCAACAAAAACGCGGCAAGCGTGTTTCTGGCCCTGTGCATGATTGCATTTTTCAGGGGACCGATATGGCCCGGCCGGGGTTGGTTCGCAACACGATATCCGAGCAAGCCTGTTTGCTGGTGGCACCTGTTGCCCTTGATCGTCATCGGGCTGGCCACGTGTCGCTCAACAACCGGGGTCATGGCCGCGCTTGCCTCGATAATTGTACTTGTGCCGCTCAGCAGGATGCGTAGGCGGATGATTGCGGCGATCTCAATCGTGACGGTCCTGTTTTCGGCCTGGTTCTTTATCAAGGTTGATCCGCTCCAGGGGACCATCACGAATGATCGCTGGCAAGCGTGGAAGCACGTGGCCTGGTCGTTCCGGTCCGAGGCGCTTGGCCGGGGCCTGAAGTCGTTTGCAGAGGAATTTCCATTGATGGTTTCCGGCGATCCCAGGCTGGCGCGTCAATACTGGGCGCACGCGCACAATGAATACCTGCAAACCGGCTTTGAGATGGGTGTCCCGGCTATGATTTTGATCGCGGCATATCCGGTGTGGGTTGTAATTGCGGCCTGGCAACGCAGAAAAACACTCTCGCGGGAAGGCAGGCTCGCGGCCGCGGGCATTGCGGCCCTGGCCGTGTCCTGCATGGGGTGGCATGTGTTTCATATTCCGCCCCTGGCGCTTGCGGGCTGCGCGTGGTTGGGGATCGGGAGAAAAGAAATATCACAAGAGGGATTGATGATTGTCGATTGTTGATTGACGATACGGACACGGACACGTCTTTTGAGTAATACGGACACGATGACACGGCTTATTATTGTAATGCTTGTTCCCGCGCTGATCGGCTGTTCCGGTTTTACGAATGTCAAAACCACGGTCAAGGACCCGAAAGGTGAAGTGTGGACGGTTATGAGCAAGTCGGACGCCCTTGTTAAGATCAAAAAAGACGGAGCGGAAGTGGAGGTTGATAACCGGGGAAAGGTGGGCTTCTGGGAGGGGATTATGCAGTATCTACTTGTTAAGCCGGAAGTAAAAATTCAGAACAAAGGCGATTAATCAGAATGAGCACGAGACAGGATTATATCATGGCGATCGACAGCATGGTAGCCGGCGAGATCCCACTGGTCGAGGCCGACAAGATCCTGGCTGTCAATGCGGCCATGAAGAGGCACTCAAAGCACAAGCCGCGCAAGGTGGTGGAGGACATTAGCGGGGACGGCGGTTTTGACTATGCGGTTTCTTCCTTTGCCTCCTGGTCGGACGGTTTTTCAGTCATCAAGGAGGTCGAATATCCGGTGGACGATACGGACGAGACGCCGGATATCCTCCAGGACGATGAGTGGATGCTCTACGAAAAGCCTGCGGGAGACTGCCTACGATTCAAAGAGAACAGGCCGACAGCATCAGAAGAGTTCCGCGTGACATATACCGCCCTTCACACGTGCTCGGACAGCGCATGCACGGTGAAGACGTTTGACGAGGAGGCCGTTCAGGCCCTGTGCGCGGCCCATTTCTGCGACATGTTGTCCACGTATTATGCGCAGACCGGTGATAGCATCATAAATGCGGACAGCGTGGACCACAAGAGCAGGTCGCGAGATTATGCGGCAAGGGCAAAGACGTACCGGAAGACGTATTTTGATCATTTAGGAATCAAAGAGGGCCAGTCGCCCGCGGCCAGCGTGACAAAAGACCAGGATCTGAAGGGGAGCTGGGCAAGCGACAAGCTGACGCATAAGGGAAGATATCGCTAATCAAAAGACCGTGGCCGTGACCGTGAGTAAAAGACGTGTCCGGGCAGTACAGACACAGACACGATGACACGGAAAGCGGACACGGAAAACGGACACGGACACGGTAGTCATTGCTTGAAACCAGATTAAAAGTCGATTTAAGAGACCTTGAACAGCTCACAAAGAAGTATCCAGAGGCCTCCAGGAAGGCCAGGATTGCAAAGCTGACCGAGGCGCTCTTGCTGCTCGAGAGGGAGATCATTGAGCGCACGCCCAGGGGGGCCGGGCCGATTCACCTGGCCGATACGATTCATTCGGACGTGGGCGTGAGCGGGAAAAAGGTCTGGGGCATCACGGGTACACCAGTAGAGCACGGCGAGCCCGTGGAACTCGGCACGAGGCCGCACTTTCCGCCCACAGGGCCGATACAGCACTGGGTAGAGCGAAAACTCGGCATTACAGGCAAAGAGGCGGCCTCTGTGGCGTTTTTAATAGCCAGGGCAATATCCAAGAGGGGGACCAAGGGTGCGCACATGTTTGAGGGTGGCTTTGAGGCCGCTGAGGCCAGGGTGGTCCGCATGCTCGAGGAGATCCCGGCGGAGATAATCAGGAGGATCTCGTGAGCGAGGTCGCGATCCGCGCGCAGATAAAGACGATCATGGAAGGTGTCAGCGGCATGGGCATTGTCCACGATTACGTGCGGTGGGCTTCCACGTGGGAAAAGTTTCTGGAGTTTTTCAAGACCTCAAGTAAGAAGATCAACGGGGCGACAATCACACGCGTAAAGACGCCGGAAGAGTGCGAGTCGTCAAACCATAACAGCCGCAGACACCGCTATCTGATCCGGCTGTACTATGGCCTGAAAGACGATGCCGCAACAGAGATAACCTTTCAGTTGCTGGTTGAAAACACCTGCGCGGCATTCCGGGCCAAGCGCACGCTCAATGACACGGCAGAGGACAGCGGTCCGCCGCAGGTGGAAGTGGTCGAGCTGCGCATGTTCGGCTCTGTGCTGTGCCATTACGGCGAGATCTCGCTTGAGGCCGAAGAGTTTGAGGACTGGAGCTAAAATGATTGTCGATTGTCGATTGATGATTGACGATTAGAAAAAAGAGGTGGGGCGCATGACACCATACAAAGGCATTGTCAGAATATCTTGCACAAAGAAAAAGCACGGCTGCCTACAGAAGCTGCAGAACGTGGAGCCGGGCTGCATGGCCTGTGCATCAGGGTTGACCGAGATCCTGGACCTGGAAGGGCGGGTTGTAGCTCAAAGCTCAAAGCTGAAAGCTCAAGGCTCAAAGCTGAAAGCAAAAGAAGCTCAAAGCTCAAAGCTGAAGGCTCAAAGCAAAAGAAGCTGAAAGCGGACACACGGACACGTCTTTTGAGTAATACGGACACGGACACGTTATTTAATCATTGAAAGGAGTGCATTATGGCTTTTAACACAACACCATTTCACGGCAAGTTGTGCCGCGTGGAGAAAAATGAGGTGGCAATGGATTTTGGAGACGGCTGGAGCATTGAGACCAGTCTCGACATGGCCGACATCTCGCGGTCCGGCCAGGACTGGAAAGAGGGCTTGCCCGGCCAGGCCGGCTGGAGCGGAAGCTTCTCCGGTCAGTTTGTTGCCGGCAACACAGAGCAAAAGGCATTTCTGGACAATATAATTGCCGCGACGCCCGGAACAAAGCTCACGGACGTGAAGTTCCTGCTCGACGGGGCCACCAATGCGTTGTCTGGAGATATCTACTTGACGGGGTTTTCGATTAATCCTGCCATTGGGGACAAGGTGGGATTCTCGTTTAATTTCCAGGGCGACGGCGCTCTAACGCTGTCAGATGCGGCATAGAAGGAATCGTAAATCGTCTCACGGTTGCGCACCTCGCATCGTGTAATCGTTAGGCGTTGGCCGGTTGCGCAGCTCATTACGGTAACCGTCAACCGTCAGACGTTTCGAGCAGCGAATAACGATTAACGAATAACGACCAAGGGGGTGAATTATGGGTTCTCCAACATCTCCCACGCATGGGAAGCATGGCGCGATTTATCGGCTCCGGCCCAACGGCTTCAAGGGCAACGGATTGAACGATGTTACCTGGGGCACGGCATTTGCGGGTGCGGCATCAGCGCATTATGAAGTAGTAATTGATGCCGAGGGCACGCCCGACACGTTCAAGTGGCGCAAGAACGGCGGGGCCTGGACTGAAACCGTGGCCATCACCGGCGCGGCCCAGACCCTGGATGACGGCCAGACGATCACATTTGCGGCCACGACCGGCCATACGCTCAGCGATCAGTGGGTGATCGGCAATCTCAAGGACGAGGCATGCACGGAATCCGGCACAGAGGCGCAGATCACGGATGCGACAAGGCGCATCTTGAATCCGAACAGCCCGCCCACATTCACGGACAGCGGCGGGAAGAACGTGCTGACCATCGACTATACCCAGGGCAAGGCCGTGTTTGACGGCAACGTAACAATCGTGGACGTGGACGGAAACAATGGGTTTATCCTTAAATCCGGGCTGGAAAAGGTCGGATATCTGATTGATTGGAACTTCGAGATCAGCGTGGACATGGTCGATATCTCCGTGATGGGCGAGGAGTGGAAAACAGCTATCCCAGGGCAGGCCGGAGGCAACGGCGGGGCGAACGCCTTTTTCATCGGCGGCGATTCTTTTTTCGATGCCTTTGAAGATTGCGCGGACGGCAGCCAGGCGTATTTTTTCCTTGAGCTTTTCAATTATGATCCAGACAAGGACCAGACCGGCGACCATTTCAACGCGTGGGTCACCTTCAACAGTTTCAATGTTAATGCGCCGATCGGCGAGGTCGTGAAAGAGGCAATCGGCTTCCAGCTCCACGGCATCCCGTCGTTTACCGCGAATGTATAGCAGTCACTGGTCAATAGTCATTTGTCATTAGTAAAGCCAGTGACCAGTGACTAATGACCAATGACCAACAAAGGAGGAGCACACCATGAAACTCGATTTTACCGATCTTTCCTATGACCCCAAATGGCACGATTTCGGCGATGCCAGGCTGGAGATCCGGCCTTACCCATCCAGCTTAGGCAATCTTCTGATCCGCGACAAGGCCGTGGTGATTTCGGGCAAGGACCGATGCGAGGTCTTCAAATACTGCCTCACGGGCTGGGAAAGAGTGATCGGGGCCGACGGCAAGCCCCTGCCTTGTACGAATGAAGTTAAGCAAAAGCTCTTTGACTTCAACCTGAATCCGGAGTTGATCATGTTCGTAATGGAAAAAAGCCGGCAATTTGAGGAAGCCAAAGAGGAAGAGGAAAAAAACTCCTAACCTGGGCGTGCTGGTATTTCCAGAAGAACAAGATGACGTGCGATTTCTGCCGGCGCACCCAGGAGGACGGTCTTAAAGAGATTGACTGTAAGGGCATCGATGCGGTTGATGAATGCCCCGCCGGCGAGGTGCCGAAGCTCTCGCCGCCGAACCTGCGGGCATGGTTTTTGATATCGCGAATATTGCCGGCCCTGATGGACGGCTATGGCGGCGTTAATTATGGGACGATCGAGGCTGTGTTTCGGATATACCAGGTGCCGTCAGGTCAGCGGCCCATCCTGCTGGATAAGTGCATTGCGGTGATTTCGGCAATCAGAGAAGTCAGGGAGTCGGAGCGTAAAAAGTAAGCGGACACGTTTTCATCACGCGGACACGGACACGCATAATACATGGCCAAAAAACTGAAAATTGAACTTGTCGTGGATGACAAAGGTTCCGTAGTTGTCAAACGCGCCACGGATAAGATGTCCAGGGGCTTTGGCAAAGCAGACAAGTCAGTGCGCAAGGTGGACAGGTCCGTAGACAAACTCACCTCCAGTGTGAAGCTTTTGCGCCCCGTAGTCACGGCCGCGGCCGGCGCGTTCGGAATGTGGCAGATTAAGCAAGTGGCCGGCAATTTTCTCGCCGCCGCCAATGCTGCTGAAAACTACCGCACCAGGCTCAAGGTAATGCTCGGCTCTCAGGCCGAGGGTAACCGCATGTTCAAGGAGATGGCCGATTTCGCGGGTCGGGTACCGTTCGAGTACGACAAGATCATGGCCTCGGCCACTTCACTCTCGGGCGTTATGAGGGGCGGGGTTGACGAGGTTAAACAATGGATGCCTTTGATCGGCGATCTCGCGGCCACCACAGGCCTGACCGTGGAGGAGACAACCGGGCAGGTCATTCGCATGTATTCGGCCGGCGCGGGCGCCGCCGATCTTTTCCGCGACCGCGGCATTCTCGCCATGATGGGATTCAAGGCCGGGGTCAGCTATACAGCCGAAGAGACCCGCAAAAAGATGATGGAAGAGTGGAAAAAGGCCGGCAGTCAGTTCCGCGGCGCTACCGGCGAACTGGCAAAGACGTGGCAGGGCACCATGTCTATGTTTGGGGACCAATGGTTCCAGTTCCGCAATCTGGTGATGGATGCCGGAGTGTTTGATGTTTTAAAAGAGCAGGCCCAGGCATTATTAAGCGAGATAGAGAGATTGAAGGAAGAGAGAACGCTTGAGGAATGGGCGGAAGGTATATCGACAGCACTCGAAACCCTCATCTCCAGGATCGAGACATTTTATAACAGGCTGAAATGGCTTTATGATCTCTATCAAAAAATAGAGACCGGAATGGCCCTTGCCGCAGGCCAGGTGCCAAAAGAATGGAAAGAGCTGATAACCGAGGAGGGTGGCACGCAAAAGCCCGGCTGGAAATCAGGACGAATTGCAATACCATTACCGCCCTGGGCAAAAAACCAACACGAGATGACGGAAATAGCTGCCAAGGAAATGAAAGAGAGAGAGAAGATTGAGAAGGGGTGGCTGAAGGTAAAGCGCGAGATGGGCAAAAGCGCCACTGAAATAGACTTAATGTGCCTGCATGCTCAATATGAAGCATATAAAAAAGTAGCCAAAGACAAGGTGGCTCTTGAAGAGTGGTGGGCTGCGGAAAAAGCGCGAATCGAATTAGAATCAACAAACGAGAGCATTGCTCTATATAAGACTTTGTTTGAAGCCACTGGATACGACGAGTATGCAAATAAGGCAATCGAGGCTTACGACAAGATCTTAGACAAAGACGAGGCCCATTGGATCGAGATCCTGGGCAATGCGGATGACGCCCTGATAATTCGCATGCGAAGAGAAGCAGACTTTGCGCAGTCTCTCTGCGGAGGCCTTGATGAAATTGTGGACGCGGAGCGGGATACAGCAAGTGAGCGCATTCGGATCGCGGAGGACCTGGCCCGCTCGCGGGTAGCCATTGAGAATTCTGCGACTCGGGCCATCATAAGAAGCGCCACCGACCTGGGGGAAAGATCTTCAGGCGGCACGGTAGGCGGTTTTGGGCCGGACTGGCAACCAGTTTCAGGAAGCCTGAATGTAAGGGTACCAAGGAGCAGCGGCTGGCTGGTCAATGAAGCCACATTCGGGCCGCCGTATCCCGCGTCCAGAGATAGTTATCAATCCGGTACCGGTCCCCAGGGCCTGCCGCGCACCGGCGTATTTTACGGACACAAAGGCGAGATCGTGAAGAGCCCGGCAGAGAGCGACACAGAGAGGTCCGGCGGCACAGGCAATACCTATAACATTACGATTGCGCCGCATATGATGACCGGGGACCGTGCAGCCGCAAGGGAAGTCGCAGTGGAAATCAAGGAAGCATTGCAGGAGCTGGACAATAGGTGGAACTGAGGTTTGGTCATTGGTCAGTAGTCAATTGTCATTAGTAAAACCAACGACCAACGACCAGTGACCAGTGACTAATGGCTGATATCACTCTATACACCCGCAACATCCTTGAGACCGGCACGGTCGTTGTGACCGGGGACCCGGACACCGGCTATCCCGAGAGCCGCCTGCACGACCGGGCGATCTCGCTGTTCTGGAAGGACACGGTCACCGAGGCCAAGAATTTCACCGTGGATCAGGGCGCATCCGATAACCTGGCCGTTAATTTTCTTGCCATCCCAAAGCACAATTTCAACGGCAAGGACATGCAGTGGCAGTGGTCCACGGACGATTTCGCGGCAGACATAAACGATGCAGTCACCGACTGGAACCAGGCCGACAACAATCAGATCATAAAGACCCTGGGTGCGGCCCTGACCAAGCGCTACTGGCGCGTGACCCTTGCCAGCATGGCAAATCCCAAGTGCTCCGAGATCTTCATGAGCTACGGCCGCGTCTTCGCGGTCCAGGCCGCCCCGCACCCTGTCGGAGACGAGCTGGCAAACGTGCGCTGGAACAAGAGCGTGGGCGGGCTTGAGCGGTCCACAAAATTCGGAGACGAACGCCGCTCAAGAGACTACAGCATGTTTTTAAGCGCGAGCGACCTGACCAGCTTCCGCGCGGCAATGGACGAGCTGGGCGGGTATTCAAAATCGTTTTACATCAAGGACCATGAAGGCGATTACTGGATGTGCCGGTTGCGTGAAGTGCCGCGAGAGCGGTTTGATCATAAGACCCACACGCACGTGACCATACAAGTAATTGAAATGCTGTAAGGATTGATGATTGTCGATTGATGATTGTCGATTGGCGATTACAGACACGGGCAACGGACACGGACACGTTTTTTTATGAAGTCTTTAAGCTCATTCAACCAGGCAGCGATCGACGATCCGCATGTGGATGTCATCCGCCTTGTGAAGATCGAGTTCGACGGTCTCACGCTCCATCTATGTGACCGCGTGTGGGGCGATCCGGGCAGCGAATGCGTATTCAACGGCCAACTATATGAACCACTGATCCTTTCCTGGGGTACGATCAAGGGTGGCAAGATCAACCCGACAACCCATGAGACCAATCCGGGAGAGATGAGCTTTGTGATCGACAACAATACTCCCATAGGCGGGGCAGACCGGCTCACCGACCTGTTCAACACTTATGATCCGCACTATGCCACGGTGATCGCCTCGGAGATCCATAATGGGGCGTCAGCAGCCGGGGACAAGATCGATCAGTTCAAGGGCAAGATCGAGGACTTCCCCGAGATGACTACCGACCGGGTTGCAGTCGCATGCTCCGGCATTGAGCTGGATATTGCGAACAAGTTTGCGCACAGCATTGTCGACACCACGACCTACCCGGACGCAGACCCGGACGACGTGGGCAAGATGCTGCCCGAAGCATGGGGCCAGGCGAAAAAGGTCCCCTTCATGGCCGTGGATGCTGGATGGATCACGACCCTGGCCCAGGATCTTGCCAAGGCGGCCACCGGCAATGTGAACTTCACGAATGTCTCCGGCCTCCCTGCGAGCGGCACTATTCAGATCGATGCGGAGCAGATGACTTATGGTTCCAAGTCGGACGCAAACAACACCCTGAACATCTCCGCCCGCGCGCAGAACGGCACGACCGACGTGGACCACGACTTAGGCGCAACGGTTGCCGAGATCCAGCCCGACTATTTCTACATCATCGGCCATGCAGTCAAGGAGATAAAAGCCGTTTACGTGCAGGCCGATGACGGCACATGGGTAAAACAGCCCACTGAGAACTACACAGCCTATACCGGCCAGACCGGGGACGAACATGCGTCCTATCCGGGCAAGGCGTGCATAAAATTTACCACGCTGCCGGTGCTGACAAAACAGGTGAATGTAGAGGTGGATGATACCATCGATGTGGATGATACCATCGGTGTTTCTACGGGCAGCCATGCCCATGCCGGCACAGAAGAGATAGTAATATGGAAATTTAACACGGGGGTTCTAACAGTAGAAACCATGTATAACCCAGAGGCCCTTGTAGATGACGATTTTTACACCAGCGCGCTTTTTACCTCTATTAACGCGCAAGCGAGGGTTTTAAAGACGTATTATGAAGATTATTCGGGGCCTCCGACTCATATAAGATTGTGTATGCAAACTGGCTCGGCGTTAGCAGCTACTATGCGGTTTGCCTTTACGAATACATCCATTTCAAGCTCTACTCCCGGCGCAACAATAAGGGGAGGCTGGGTTGCCTTGTCAGCATCATATAATACTTGGGCCGAGCTTAATAATGCTACGGGTTTAGTGACCAGGACAACTACCGGTGGTGCGAATGACCGTATCGTAGAAGTCTGGGCAGAGGTAAAATATACTCCGTCAATAGTGCCAAGTCCCGCGACCGGTGTTGCGAAAACAGGCGCTGCCACAAAAACAGGCGCTGCCACCCTCATAGGCAACTCCGTGGCCGATACCGTGATCGGCGGCAGGGTCGCAGCCGACATCGACGGCTACCAGGACGACGGCGCCGGCACATACACGGGCACGCCAAATGCGCTGATTGAGCGGCCGGACCACATCCTCCAGCATATAATCATCGCAAAGTGCGGCCAGAGCGCATCTGAAATCGACTCAACGACGTACACAGCCGCAGGCACGTTTTACAACAGCAATTCCTTTACCGAGGCCGTGGTCCTGCTTCAAAAGCCGAATGTCCGGGAGCTGATCAACCGGATCGCCATGCAGGCAAAATCAATCGAGTTCTGGGAGGCGGGCGTGCACCATCTGGTGCATATCCCGGCGAGCGAGACCGTGGACAAGTGGCTCGATGAGGACCGGATCGATCTGAACCAGATACGGATATCGTACACGAATAGGATCGACATCAAGAACACGCTCTCGGCCAGGTACGCGCGTGACTGGTCGGGATACCAGGATCAGGTGGAAGCGGACCGGGCCGTGGTCACGGCCACGGATTCGGCCAGCGTGACAAAATACGGCACGCTTGAGGGCAAGCAGGAGACCCTGCCCTATATTACGGCGCCGGCCCAGGCCCAGGCCGTGCTGGACTGGATAAAGGGCGATCTGGCCAATCCCCGGCTGATCATCGAGCTGATCGGCGGATATTACCTGTCAGACATAGAGCGCGGGGACATCATCGGCTTCAGCATGACCGACTCAGACCTGTTGCAGGCCGCGCTGCTGGACCTGGTGTTATCATCTCATCGCTTCCGGGTGATAGACGTAGCGGACTTGTCAACACCCGCGCGGCAGATCCGCATGGTGCAAGCCCTATGGCAGGAATTCATCGTAGAGATCGAGGACAGTATGTCGGTCCTGGATGCTCTTGCTTTTACCCTTGGTATTAATTTATCCGAAACTGTCACAATTGCAGATACCTTGATATTTACCTGGAATCTATCCGAAACTGTCACAATTGCAGATACCTTGATATTTACCTGGAATCTATCTGAAATTGTAACAGTTGCAGAGGCCCTGACATTTACTATTGACATTGATCTATCCGAAACCGTAACAGCATCAGACCAATTGATTATCAGCAGCGGCTTTGGCGACCCGCTCGGCGGTGATGGTTTCGGTAACACCCCATTTGGAAAATAGGAGGATTTGTCATGAACGAAGAAAAACCCAAAGACGCAAACGAGGAAAAGGTCAAAGTGAGCGGGGAGTTACACATTGTGTTGCGGGACGAAGACGGCAATATTAAGGATGAAGAGACCGTCAAAAACCTGATCGTCACCGTCGGGAAAAACCATATCGCGGATCAAATGGCAGACCAGGGCGAAGCCGCCATGTCTCACATGGCAATCGGCACGGGTACTACCGCGGCAGCGGCCGGGGACACAACCCTTGAAACGGAGCTGGATAGAAATGCGCTTACGTCCACAACCCAGGGCACGGAGGGCAACGCCCACAAGGTGACTTACGTGGGCGACTGGGCCGCCGGCGATGGCACGGGTGCAATCACCGAGGCGGGCATCTTTAATGATGCCTCGGCAGGGGCCATGCTTTGCCGTACCGTATTTGCGGTTAAGAATAAGGGGGCCAGCGATATAATGGGCCTTACCTGGACATTGACAATATCAGTGTAGATCGGAGGCACGTATGGCGAACACATACTCGGATCGCCTCAAGCTCCGCATGCCCGCCGCGGGGGACGTAAACTGGGACGATGAGATAAACGACAATGCGCTAATCCTGGAGGTTGCCGCAGCCGCATCACTTCAAGGGAATCGCGTGCTGTACGGCGTGGCCCCGAGCGATGGCGGCGGCTTATTGGTTGATTACGCCGCCGGTGTGGTCGAGGTTGCAGGATCAAAACATACTATAGCTGCGAGCAACAAGACATGCACCGCGAATGTCAAGAACTGGCTCTATGTGGACAATGCCGGGGCAATGCAAATATCCACAACACCGCCCACGGGTGATTATGTGCCCATAGCCCTGGTTGACGCGGGCGCAGCCGCTATTGACCGGATCGGAGATCTTCGCCCGATGACCGGCACATATCGCCAGTCCGGCAGCAGCACATTCAACGGGCAGACGGGCAGGCAGGTGAGTATCTCTCCTGCGGTTGTCGATACGGACTACCAGGTGCTGATCGAACAACAGGCTGAGAGCGGGTTAGTCGGCGAAATCCATATCGTCAGTAAGACGACAAACCAATTCACGGTAAAAAATTCCGGGGCGGATGATTCAACTGCGTTCGACTGGACAATGTTCAAGTATTAAGGAGGATATATGAATCTATCATATATGCCCGATGATCAGGGCAAGTTCGCAACACCGCAATTAGACGGTAGCGATTTGAGTTTTATTGAATTCCCTGACCAGGTTTTTGATCTGGCCGTATTACAGAGCAATGAGCCCCGGCGGTTATTGTTTTCTATGGATCAAGGTGCTCGCATCTCCGTGGATGCGGCAGAAGATTATTGGTTGATCGCCGTCATAGACCTGCCGGCAAAATCATATGACTCCGTGCCTGTTTTGGACGGGGAGGGCAACCCCGTGCTCGATAGCGATAGTGAGCCGCAAACCGAGCAGGTGGTGGTCCCGACCACCGCAGATACGATCAAGATAACCCTGTGGCAATTAAAGGAGCTATAACATGGACATACCCCTTAGCCTTGGCGGCATTCAAAAGATCCTGAACAGTTCCCTCATCGTGCGGGATTTCATCCACAACTCAAAATCAGACGACTCGGGCACGGACGTGATCTCTACGATGGCATACGTGCCAAAGTTCAAGACCTCCGGCTGGCCCCAGTCAGCCCTGAACGGCCTGGAGGTCGGCGGCTTTTGGGTCGATGTGTATAAGGCCTGCCAACCGGACGCATCATCCACGTCCCGCGGCGGCACTACGCCAAACACGCCTGGGCTTGTAGCTGCGTGCAGCAAGCCCGGAGTCGTGCCGTGGACGGACATTTCGTGGCTTAACGCCCGGATTGCCGCGTCGAATCGCAAGATTGGCGGCAGGTTTTGTCATCTTATTACGCCGTTCGAGCGGTTCGCTATTTTGTCGCTTATTATGGCGGCCGGCAACTGGGGCAACGTGCGGGGCAATAATCACAACGGCAAGGATACGCGGGATGCGGCCTCCTGGGAAAATTATGGTATTTTCGATCCCGTGAAGCCGGATTACCGCGCGCTGTGCGGATCAGGGCCTGCAAGCTGGTGGCATAACGGGATCATGGGCCAGGGCATTCACGGCTTGGTGGCAAATATCTACGAGTGGGAAGATCTGCGATTTGAGGCGGGCATATTTCAACCCAAGGCGTATTTGTCAGGCGCTACAACAGCGGCGGATACATATATCGACTATGATGATAATGCAAATGGCGACGGAGTTGATGTCTGCCAATTAACCCCCGGCACATACACAATCACGGACGCTACCAAC